AGCATATGTCCACCAGTAGGAGCAGATAAAGGACCCCTATGAAGAATACCGATAACGACAGGTTTACCATCAGATAAACTCTTATCAATATCAGAAAAAGAAAGATTATAACTAAAGTTTGACTTAACGCCATAACTTTCAAGAACACGAGTCTGAACTGCGTGATCTGTTGAGTCACCGATTGCAATAACTTTTTTAAGATATGCATCATCACCCTTTGCTCCGATTAAAGTTCCTGGTTTAAGAAACTCAAGGCACATCGCACAAGCAGAGGAATTACAAGTTCTATCTGGTTGAGTATAATTATCTGTTTGAGGATAATAAGGAACTACTAAAATATTAGATTTAGGTGCTTCTTCTTTTGTCCTAAAAATTCTTACCCAATTAGCCTCATCTTGCATCAGATCATTTGCCTTCAGAAGCAAATCTTTTTCAAGTTGATCTACTGCTGCAACATGTTTTGGATTTTTTGAATCGAAATGTATAAAAAAGTTATTAAGATCGATTTGCATTTTTTTATTCTCCTATGTATTCAAGTGAGTAAATATCATGATCTTCAATATCTGGATTCAACCATTCATTAAATTCTGATTGAATTGCATGTGCATCTTCGATATTATCTTTATCACATAGAATATGTATGCGATCTACTGCCCAGTCGTGAGATGTTCGAAGAGTTTGTTCTAAATTAGTCAAATTAACAGTCCTATTCTGTTGAATTTTATCATTATGTAAGTATTTTTGCAACACTCTAAATACGGTATGCACAAATTTAAACATGACTTGGAAATATAATGGAGAAGATTTTGTTGATGTTCCAAAAGGAATGGAAGGATTTGTTTATATAATCACTAATCTTACTAATCATAAAAAATATATTGGTAAGAAACACTTCTGGACAAGACAAAAAGATAGAAAGACTGGTAGAAGAAAAACAAAAGAAAGTGAATGGAAGTCTTATTTTGGATCTTGTGATGAATTGAATGAAGATGTAAAGTTATTAGGTAAAGATAAATTCTTAAGAGAGATACTATATCTTTGTCCTCATAAGAAAAGTATGAGTTACTATGAAACATACGAACAGTTCAATAGAAATGTTTTACTAAGTGAAGAGTATTATAATACCAATATTGGTGGTAATTATTATATGAGTGAGTCTGAAAGAATCTATGGAGTCGTCCTTAAGAGCTCAGAGTATTATTAACTACAACTTATCTTCAACGGGAACAAACCTATTCTACTGGTATTTTTCATACTTGTCAAGGGGGGTTGATAAATAATCAATAAAGACTTATAATAATGGCAGTTTACGTAAATAATATTGTTATTAATTCAGGAGCAGATTTTTCTCAAGAACTCACTCTTGAGCAAAGTGGTGGAGGAGTAACAAACTTAACCGGATATGGAATATCCTCTTATATTCGTAAGCATTCAGAATCATCAACTATTGTTGCAGGATTTGGAGTTACTTTTATAAACGTTTCAGGTGGAAAAATTGAATTATCTTTAGGATCTAGTATTACTTCTGGTATTAAAGAAGGAAGATATGTTTATGATATTTTAGCAATAAAACCAAATGGTAATAAAAATATTATTGTCGAAGGTGGAGTTTTAGTTAGAGCAGGAATGAGTTCATAAAATAAATAATATAAACATATAGAAATACTAATGTCTGCTGTATACGTATCAAATATAATTGTCTATACTCATACAGATTTTGAACAAATTTATGCACTTGAAGATGCTACAAGTAATAGTGCTTTAAATTTGGAAAATTATACAGGATCTTCACAGTTTAGAAAATATGGTAGTTCTTCAGTTGCAGGAACATTTAATACTCAAATAACTAATATTGTACTGGGAAAAGTTAAAATAGAATTAAATGCAGTTCAAACTAAAAATTTAAAGGCAGGAAAATATTTCTACGATATTTTAATGACTGATGGTAATGGAGATAGTACCAGAGTTGTTGAAGGAACTTTAATTATTAAAAAGGCAATCACAAGATAATAAAAAAGCACCCTTTTGAGGTGCCTTTAATTATGTTATGGTTTTAGATCATAAACCTAACATTTTCTTTAATTCATCTCTTTTTGAATCTTCACGCTTATTGCGCTCCCCAAATAAATCATCTCTACGGGTTTTTAGGCGACCTTGCATTCTTTTTGCTTTTTCTTCTCTTTCGCCTCTTGGAAGTTTATTCAATCCTTTACTTCTACCTTGATGTTGATTATCAAGAACATTTTGTGCTTTATAAGTTGCTTTTACACCTTTATCAATTTGCTTATCAGATTGGTCTGCCGCTGCCTCAACAATATCTTGAATGACTTCTGCATCCATCTCCATCATCACATAATGTGCCTCTTCTACGGTGTCTGCGTGACCCTCAGTGAGGAGATACTCTAGAACAAGATCATAGGCATCATACTCATATGAAGAACGGAGCATTCTTTCTCTTCCACCGCCCATGGGCCTTGCTGGAGCAGGAGCAGCAGGTTTTGGTGTCTGAGCAGCTTGACGTTGCTGAGAACGGGTAATCATAGCACCAATATCTGATTGTGGTTTTGGTTTTGCTGCAAGAGCTCCCGTACCACTTAATGCTGACGATGCTGCTGCTAAAGATGGATTTGGTGCTGGCGATACTTTTGGTGCTGCAGTAACAGGTTTTGCGGGAGGTCTTGTAGTAGCAGTAGTAGCAGTAGTAGCAGTAGTATCGGGTCTAGCGGCAGGAACAGGTTTTTCCCCCTTTAAAAAGCTACTAACCCTGTTTTCCAATCCCTTTCTTGCAAGATCTGCTTTAAGACCAGAAAAAGCAGATAATTGTCCTGTAGATCTTGCAGGAGTTGCTGGTGTTGGTGTTGCAGTAGGTTTTCCCCCCTTTAAAAAGCTACTAACCCTGTTTTCCAATCCCTTTCTGTTAAGATCTGCTTTAAGACCAGAAAAAGCAGATAATGGTGCTTCAACAATATAAGCCTCATACATCTCTTCCCAAGTATAATCACTCAGGTCATGACCTTCTTCGATGAGTGAATTTACCCAGGACTCAACTTCTTCCCATACTTGCTCTTCTGTAAGTTCTTGTGGAGCATAAACGGCATTATATGCTTCGAACAATCCAAGTGCTTCAGAACCCGTAATTCTTTCCATCTGGTACTTTTAAATTCTTTATAATTTTATTTATAAAAAAAAGAGTCCCAAAGGACTCTTAAGCAACATCATTATTCTCATCATTTAACCAAACATCACTATAGTCAAAATCACCAAACATAAACTGATCGTATTCTGCAGCATCTTTATAAGCATTTATAGAGTCTACAATTTCTCGATTTTCTTTATCTTCCTGTGATAGGTTGTCCATTATTAAAGTTCAAAATTAACAAAATCATTAGACTTCATATCTTGCTTAATACCACCAATCAAATATTGTTCTGCTTCAACTTCTTGTGGTGCTACTTGAAGTCCCTTTGAGGAAATCCAGTGTTCAGTCCAGGGAAGAGGATTATTTTTTGCAGAAACATCATAAAGAGGACGAAGACCAATTGCCTTCATTCTACGATTTGCAATCCACTCAACATATTGCTGAAGAAGTTTATCATTCAGTCCAATCATAGATCCATTCTTAAACAGATATTCTGCCCAGTGTTTTTCTTGATTGACTGCCCCCTCAAAGGTCCTGTAGACCCACTGTTCTTCTTCTTTGTATATCTGTGCCATTTCTGGATCATCACCCTCCTTCCACTTGTTTAGAATGTTTTGAGTGATCACCAAATGCTGATTTTCATCCCTTGCAATTAGTGAGATGATCTTTGCACTTCCTTCCATAAGTTTGAGTTCGCCAAATGCAAAACTGCAAGCGAAACTGACGTAAAAGCGAATACCTTCAAGAATATTAACGTTTGCAACTGCTCTAAACAGTTTTCTTTTGAGTTCATATCTTTCTGCCTGTGCGTAAGGAACTGATTCTTGGGCGTGTTTCCAAAGTTCAGAAGTTCCATAATGATGAGCACTATTGATAAAATCATTATATGCCTCAGTAACACTCACGGCACGTTCTAGGATTCTTTCATCACGAAGAATGGTATCAAATACATCTGCAGGATCAGCATATACATTTTTAATAATGTATGTGTATGAACGAGAATGAATCATTTCCATAAACTCCCATACTTTCATACACGCTTCCAATTCAGGAAGAGAGCAGTAGGGAGTAAATGCCATACCAGGACCACGACCCTGAACAGAGTCGAGCATAATTTGATATTTTAAATTTGATGTAAAAATATGCTTTTGTTCAGGTCGAAGTGTCTGATAATCTCCTCTATCTTTTTGTAGAGAAATTTCTTCAGGTCTCCAAAAGTATCCAAGTTGTTGTTGGGTCAATTTATCAAAAATTGGATACTTATAAGAGTCATAACGCTGAATACCCAAAGGAGCACCAAAAAACATCGGTTGCTTTTTAGTATCTACTTCCTGCGAATTAAACACAGTGATAGATTCTACCATAGATTTTTCCTCTGAATTTTTCTTAAAACTAAACACCATAATTTGACTCACACAGGTATATTTAACTAAATTAAATTGTACAACTTTCGCAATCATCTTCATCAGAACTCATAATTTCATCGAGAAGAGATTGAAGTTCTTGCTTGGGTTCTTCCACTACTTCATCAGTCTTAATGTCGTAGGTGTTTTGATAATATGCTGTTTTATGTCCCAACTTAAAACAAGTAAGCATATCTTGTGCCATTACGCTAACAGGTACTTCATTATCGGCATAATTTTCTGGATTATATGACCAGTTTCCAGAAATCGCTTGATCGAAGAACTTTTGCATAAC